GCTTTTTCTGTAGAGATACAAAGTTAGGGGGGGTTATAAGGTTGCTAAACTACAACAAAGCGTTTAATATAAAAAAATGAAAAAAGCACCCAAACAAATCATTGGCTTTTTGCGTAATCCAAGCACTTGGAACGCAGACGCATTTGAAACCGCCATCAGAAACGAAGTAGAAAATTCAACTGGTGCGTTGACTGCATCGGATGAACTGCTAGTTGGTTCGTTGGTGTTGGTGGTGGATACTTTGGTACAGGCGCACATTGGACTTTTGGAAAATGGCGCGATTTACCATTACAACGCGGGCGATGCGCCAAGCCCGTATTACAAGATAAGAACCGAATCAATGGATAAGGCCATTAAGATTCTTGCCGAACTAGCGTTAGTGGCAAGGGGTCGCCCAAAGATTAAAAATAAGGTATCCGAAGTAGATGAGTTATTCGCAACTGCTTGAACCCGCTTTCCAATATGCTAGGGGTGTAACCCTTGGCGACATAACCGCTTGTGAAGATGTAAAGTTAGCCGCCCAACGATTCCTAGATATGGTGGAACGGCGGGATGCGCCTTATGAATTTGTACCTGAAAAAGCGGAACACATCCTAAAGTTTGCCAAGTTTTGCCGCCATGTTAAAGGCGCTGAAGCGGGCAAGCCTATTGCGTTGCAACCTTTTCAAGTTATGTTCCTAGCCGCTATTTATGGGTTTAGGGACAGGAAAGATAAAACGGTTCGTTGGGTAACTGATGTAATTTTGTTTGTGCCGCGGAAATCGGGCAAGACAACTTTAGCGTCAATCATTGCTTTATACGAATTGCAATTTGGGGACGCGGGCGCTGAAGTGTTTACTTTGGCGACCAACAGGGAACAAGCAAGTATTTGCTTTGATTCATCCAAGGCCATTATTGAAAACATGGTTGCGGAATTTCAACAAAAGTTTGTTGTTTACCGAAGCGAACTAAAAAAGGCGGGCGATTCAACTTCTACCTATCGCGCCCTATCCCGTGAGAATAGAAAAACAGGTGACGGTAAAAATCCATCGTGTGCAATGATTGATGAAGCGGCGCAGATTACCGAACGGTCAAGCATTGAAGTTTTACATTCGGGTATGGGTGCGCGTAAGAATCCTTTAAGGATGTACCTAACCACCGCATCGTTTACCAAAGAAACCAAGTTCTATGAGGATTTAAACCACCTAAGAACGGTGTTACGGGGCGCGGCTGAAGATAACTACCGTTGGTTTGGTTTACTGTATTCCATCGATGCGGGCGATGAATGGTCTAACGAAGAAACATGGGCAAAAGCAAACCCTATGCTTGGCATTTCCGTGACTACCGAACACATTAGGCACATGGCGCACGAAGCGCAATCTAAGCCCGCAAGCCTTAATGAATTCCTATGCAAGCAATTGAACATTTATGTATCGGCAAATAGCGCATGGGTTGACCGCCGATATTGGGATGATTCAGTTTGTCCGATGCCTGAAGATAAGCCCGAATCAACCTTTATTGCGTTTGACTTGGCTTATTCACGCGACTTGAACGCGGTGTGTACTTTGCACCGATATTCCGAAGAAAAGTTCTTTGCAGAATTTCAATTTTTCTTACCTGAAGAAAGCCTAGACCTAATTCCCAACCATTACAAATCAATCTTTCAGCAAGCCCATGCAAGCGGCATATTGCGATTGACACAAGGTAATGTGACCGACCTTAACGAAGTGGAAACCTACATTAAGCAACAATGTATTAAGCACAATGTTAAAGAAATCGGTTACGACCCGTACAACGCCGCGTCATTGGTGGCTAACCTTTATGCCGAGGGTTTACCCGTAAAGAAAGTTGGGCAGGGCATGGCGGTTCTTTCTAATCCGTCTAAAACCGCAGAACAATTGATTCTGAAAAAGGGAATCATGCACGATGGCAACCCTTTTGTTGGTTGGCAACTGGCAAACGCCGAGGTTTACACCGATGTCAACGGAAATGTCAAAGTTCGCAAGAATGAAGCCGATACATCCGCAAAAGTTGACGGAATTATTGCAATGATTATGGCTTTGCATTGCCATCTAGACAATGTTTTTATTTCTGATACATTTGGATTTAGAAGTTTTGAATGGTAAACCATCAGGAAATCGGGTAAAAACATGGCTATTTTTGACATTTTCAAACGCAATAAAGACCAAAAAAACGAATCAAATACGCTATTTGGTCAGTCAGCGTTAGGTAATAACATCGTTTATCAGGGTTCTAAACAAGCCCCGAATGTCAATACCCAAATCCTTTATGTAACCACAGGCGCGACCAATAACGCGGGTCGCCCCGTGGATATGTCGCTACTTACACGCAATTCCACAATCATGGCTTGCGTAGCGGCTAAAGCCCGTGCATTGTCCCAACTGCCCATTCGCGTGGTTAGTCAATCCGAAGATGGCACTTATGTAGATGCCGTTAAATCAGATTTGGTAGGCGCACGGGATAAGGCCAAAGCCAAACAAGTTGCCAACCTTTTGGCGCAACCTAACCATTTCCAAAGCACCTACGAATTTTGGTATCAATGGCTAATGTGGTACGAATTGGCGGGCGAAGCATTTACCCTTTGGTGGCGTAAAGACCAAAAGAGTACAACGGAAACACCGTTAGAAATGTACCTTTTGGATTCAACCCTGATTGCCGTAACAATCACCCCTGCGCGTTACCCATCGTATCGTTTGAGTACGCCTAGTTATGGTTTTAACCGTGATGAACCGCTGAACTTTAACCAAGTGATGCACATTAAGGAAATGAACTGGCAAGGTTCTGCGGGTTTTAACAAAGGCATTTTGGCGGCTGAACTGGTTTCGCTAGACCAAGATATTGACCTTTACGCAAACTACATCATGCAAAACGGCGCAAAGCCAAGCGGTATGTTTACTAGCGAACAAGTTATTCCCGATGCCAAATACAAAGAAATTGCCGCCCGTTTGAAAGAAGCATGGTCGGCAATGGTTTCTAGCCGCCCAAGCGACCCAAGCAAAGCGGGCCAAGGTATGTTGCTAGACCAAGGCATGAAATACACACCTTTGGATATGCTGACCTTGCAAGATACTGACGCGGCTAAATTAAAAGAACAAACCATGAAGCGTATTTGCGGTTTGTTTGGCGTACCCGCGGCAATGATTGGTATTGGCGATTCAAAGTACAACAATACTCAAACCATGATGGATGAATTCTATAAATCCACCATGTACCCAACCCTGATTAACATTCAGCAGAAATTAAAGCAACATTTGTTTGTTGGATACCCCAATTTGTCTATTGAGTTTGATACGCGCAATTTCTTAAAAGGCGCACCATTAGACCAAATGAATTTTGCTACCGCGGGCGTTAGTAACGGGATTATGACCCCCAACGAAGCGCGTGAATATTTGGGTATGCCCAATATCGATGGTGCTGATGATTTGATTGATAAGAACGGAAAAGATAAGCCAATTACAGGTACATCCCCGCAAGATACGGGCGGGGGTGGTGGAAATCAAACCCGAAAAATGAATATCGGCAAGTAAAAATAAAGTGTCACATATTTTTCGAGTTGTGATAGCATCATTGGCAACATATAAGCCAAATACAGAACCGCCGCCAAAAAGAGGGCGACCACCTAAGTTAATACAAGACATCGACCGAACAAAAATCGATGAGGTAATCTATGACCGTAAAAAACCTGATGATGGTTTGCGAAGCCAAACTAATTTTGGAAAAGCAGGGCGAAAGCACAGGAAAAATTGAAGCCACCGTAACAACATGGGGTGCGCGTGAAGGCGCTGATGGTAGGCGCTTTAACTACCAACCCGAAGGCTTTATGCAATGGGCTGAAGATTTTGCAAAATCAGGTCGCCCGTTACCAATGTTTGTAAATCACGATGCGGATGCAATTCCCGTTGGTCAATGGGATGCGTTCGAATTTGATGAAACAGGCATGAAGGCTGAAGGCCGTTTGTACACAAACACCACAATGGGTTCAGACCTTTATAAAGTTATGCAAGAAAGCCCCGCCATGTTTGGCGGTGTTTCCGTTGGTGCTTATGCTGAAGAATACCAAATGGTAAATGCTGATGGCGAACCCGACCAATCTGATGAAGCGTATTTCCAAATTACCAAAGGTGGTTTGCGCGAAGTATCCGTAGTGATGTACCCGAACAACCCAATGGCTGAAGTTAGCAAGTTGGAATATTTCCGACCTGATGGCACAGCCGATTTAAAAGTTTTGGAACAAGCCTTGCGTGAAGTTGGGCTATCCAAAAAAGATGCGGTAGCCGCCGCATCTACATTCAAAAAGGTTTTGGAATTGCGCGATGCAGTTACAGCACCTATTGAAATTGCGCCTATTTTGAGTGATTCAAATGCGGAGGCTACCGAAGCGGAAATTCTTGCGGCTCTTGAAGCCCGTGAACTTCTAAAAATTCTTGATACCAAACTTAAAGGTTAAATCATGTCACAAGCAATTATTGAAAAATTGGACGCTATCGAAGCCAAGCAAAGCGAAAGCATTGCCGCTGTTGAAGCAAAAATTCCCGCCGCCGTTGAAGCGATTAAAAACGAAATGCAAGAAACCATTGCCGCTTTGGAAGCCAAAGTAGCATCAATTCAAGCCCCCGCTTTTATCAAGCCCGCCAAAACCGTTCGCCAAGATGTTAATAAATCTGTTAAAGAACAATTGGCTTCTTTCTACAAAAGCAATGCCCGCGTAGAAAAAGAACTGCAAATTTTTGCAGACGAAAGCCAACGCGATGCGTATATGCGCGAGGCATCAGCATTGACAGGTTCAGGTAACAACCAAGGTGGTCGTACCGCTTATGACCCCGTGTTTGCCGCTTTGCGTTTGGCTAACCCTATGCGCGGTTTGTCACGCACCGTTGCAACCGATGGTTCTTCTTATCAATTCCGTGTCAAAACTGGTAATGCAGGTGCGGCTTGGGGCTATGCTATTCAAAACAATGGCGCGGCTACAACTGAAGATACAAGCATTTGGCAATTGGTTCTGCAAGACCTGAATGTTCAATTCCCAATCCGTACTGCGGCTTTGGATGACATCGATGGTTTGGAAGCCAATGTTGTTGACGATATGTTGATGGAATTCAGCCAAGCCGAAGCCTTGTCAATGATTCAAAACAACGACCAAGGTTCTACATCTTTGCCTTACGGCGGTTCTAACGGTTTGCGTGGTTTAGACCAATACGCGGGCGCTAATGCTACCTACACAGGCGGCACTTGCACCACAGCGGCATTTGGTTCTAGCGGTACTGGTTCTTCAAGTGGTTTGCATAGCCTTGCCACTTATGACCAAATCACAACTAACGCTAACACCGTAGGCGCTAACAACATTTCTTATGTTGATGTTATCAATACTGTTTATTCTTTGCCACAACAGTATTGGACACCTGACACTAAGTTTATGATTAGCCCAATCTTGTTGAACGCTATTCGCGCATTGCGTGATACCAATGGCGCACCAATTTTCAATCGTAATGAAGGTTTGTCTGTTGACGGTATCGTTGGTTCATTGTTGGGCTTTGATGTTATTGTGAATAAGTATTGCGATACCCCATCACAAACAACTACAGGTTCAGCAGGTACATCTAGTTTGTACCCAATGTATTTTGGTGACTTCACACGCGGTCACACAATCATTGACCGTTTGAACATGATTATGCGTAGATACGACCAAACACAGCCCGGATTTATCACATTTTTCGGGGAAAAGAGATTGGCCACATCAGTTCGTGACCCTAACGCTTTGGTGCGTTATCGTTCAACTGGTACTGCTACCTAATAGTTGCGTTGCCATTAGCGGGGGGCGAAAATCCCCCGCTTTTTTTAAACAGGAATTCTTATGACTATCACCGAAAAAATCTTGGACGGAATCAAAAAGGCCATCACCGAAGGCGGCAAAGTAAATATCGATTTGCGTGAAGCAAGCGCCATTACTGGTTCGGGTTCGGGTGTTGGTGGTAATGTTGTTTTTGATGATGCGTTTGCCGCTTTGCGTCAAGCAAACCCTTTGCGTCAAGGCTCACGCCAAATCGCGGTTAATGGCTCTGATGCCCAATTTGTTGCCAAGACTGGTAACGCCGCAAATTCTACAAACCCTTGGGGTTACACATTCACACCAAATAGCGGTTCGCCTAATGTGAACACTTCTATTTGGCAATTGCCCGTGCGCGTATTGGTTGCACAATTGCCTATCAGAACGGCGGTGCTAAGTGATGTTAATGGACTTGATGCAACATTGGTTGAAGATTTGGCGCTTGAATTTGCCCAACTTGAAGGTCAATCAATGGTTACAAACAATGACCAAAGCGGTAGCACAACTACATCAACTGGCGCTACTAATGGTTTGCGCGGTTTGGATAGTTACACTAGCGGCGCTACTAGCGCTTTCGGTACTAGTGGTACGGCTATTACAAATGGTATTCATACTATCGCTACGGTTAGTAACGGCGGCTCTGCGGTGACTTACAACAAAGTTACAAACATGGCTAACGCGTTGCCACCACAATATTGGGCATTGGAATCTACCGCTTGGCAAATCAGCCCTGCAATGATTCAAACTTTGCGTCAATTAAAAGATTCACAAGGCTTGCCATTGTTTTTGGAATTGGGCGAAAAAGACGGTTGCGCGATTGGTCACATTTTTGGTTGGCCCGTTATTCCAAACCCATACCTTTCTACAGATTTTCCAATGTACTTGGCAAACTGGAATCGCTTTTTGACAATTGGCGACACCGAACAAATGTCGGTTCAAATGTTTGAACAAACACAAGCGGGCTTTGTGACCATGTACGCGGAAAAACGCATGGTAAGCACCGTGCGCGACCCGTTCGCAGGTGTTCGTATGTCTGCCGCCTAAAAGGGGGCTTAAATGCCAGTAGATAGCCAATTACTAGGTGCGCCCTACGGGGCGGCTACCCGCAACCCATTTAGTTATGTGAAGGCGGAACAAATCGGGCGTGATGTAGTTACGCCTTGGTTAACCTTGGATGAAATCACCAATCAAATTAACTTGTTTGAAGATGAAAGCCAAGATGGTTATTTGCAATCATTGGAACTAGCGGTTCGCCAAGCCATTGAAGATTACTTAGGTCTTTCAATCTTTTCAGTAACCTACCGCGTTTGGTATGGCGCTGAAAACTTGGCTAATTCGCCCGTGTGCTTGGATTTGCCCGAAGTATCGCAAAACCAATATCCCGATTTAGCAGGTGTGACAATTAACCGCGTGGCGTACTGGAATAACGATTCTCCACCAACTTTAGTTATTGTTGCAAGCAATCAGTATTATTACGATTCAAGCGGTAACAAGGTCATCATTCAAACCTTGCCAACCAACATCAATAGCGAAATGACCGCACCGATTATTTGCGAGTACACAACCGCACCTAATCCGTTGCAAACATATCCAGTAATTAAGCAAGCGGGATTGCTTTTGTTTACGCATTTGTATAACAATCGTAGCAACACAACTGATAATCAGTTAAAAGAAATTCCGTTTGGTGTTGCAACATTGTTGCGCCCATACAAACCTTTGGTGATGTAAATGGCGATTGCACGGTTTGAACAAATTACGGTAAATAACTTGGCGTTTGCTAAAAGTGATTTTGGCGAACAAAGTACAGCGCAAACCGTTTGGTTTCGCACCCGTGCGCGTGTTCATTCCGTTGCAAACAGTTTGAAGATTTCGGAAAAGTACCGCCTTTACCAAGATGTTGTTAGTTTCATTTTGAACTACACGCCCAACACAAGAACAATGGTTCGCAATCAAAACCTTTATTCAATCAGTTATAACGGTTACGATTGGCGCATTGATAACATTCGGGAATCTGACGATAGGATGACCGTGGTTATCTTGGCGTATAGAAATGACCCAGTTACGGCGGTGTAAATGGCAACACAACAAAATCCCGTTCAGTACGGCAAAGCGATTCAGTACCAACTGCAAAGCATTGTTTCGCCCGTACCCGTGTACGCCGCGTTTAACCGTAACTTTGCCACCGAACCCAAGTTCATTGTTTGGATGCTACGAAATGTTCATCAAGATGTTTATACAGGGCCAGTTCAATCCGTAAAAGGTATTGACCGCCCAACATTTCAGATAAGTATTTTCACGCAAGTAATAGAAGATGGTTTCACTATTTCCAATCAAATACTACAATCCTTGCACGGATATAGTGGTTTATTTGGTGGTGCAACCAATGGATTTCAGATTAGTAAAGCGGATGTTTTTTGGCTTTACAACACATACGACAATGATGAAAAATTGGCGCAGATTTTTCTTGATTGCACACTAGATATACCAACCTGACAAGATAGTTCAATTAACCATTCTTTTTAAGGAATAACGAAAATGGCTCTCCCAAATAAAGTTTTACCCGGATTTTCCGCCGCCCTTTGGATGCAATCAGGTGCTACACCTACTGCCGTGCCACAAGCGGATTTGGACACATGGACAGGAATTATTGGCGACATCGTAGGTACTGCCGCTAACGGTACTGGTACTGATGGTGTTCTAGTTCCCGTTGAAGCAGTCCCCGCATTTGGTCAAGATGATGCGGTTGTTAACTATAGTGTTGCTGGTTCGCGTCAATCCGACAAAATCCCAACACAATCTGCACCAACATCACTTAGCGTTACCGCCGCTTGGAATCCTAGCGATGCGGCTTTGTTGCTGATTCGTGGCGATTCAGAATCAGGCGTGATTGACCGCACTTTTGTGGTTACTGCTACAGCAGGTACAAGCACCGTTGCTTATGCGTTTACAGGCCGTGTATCTCAATTTAACATTGATGCAAGCCCAAGCGCCGAAGCAAAATGCAACTTCACAATTCACCCCCGTGGCAACCAATATGGTTGGTCTAACAATACTTAATAATATGCAAACGACAATAAAAGACAGTAGCGACCTACTTAGTTTCCTAGTAACCCAATCCGATTCACGCAAGGATTGGTTTGGGTTTACTGCACAGAAACTTACAGCGATTTCATTAGCGCATGAGATAGCCGCTAACCATGCGGATAAATTTACGCCTGATGAAATCGTTAATTATGTTTTTACGCTGAATAACAGTTTGTATCAAAAAATAATCAAACCAGTTTAATCATGTCGGGCGTTACCTACAAAATTGAAGGCTTGAAAGATGTACTAGCCGCATTTGGGGAACTAGCCGCAGATATTGGCGATAAGAAAGCGCAAAGCAAAATCTTAGTACCCGCGGCACGGGAAGCGATGAAACCCGTGTTGACAATGGCTAAGATGAACGCGCCAAAGGATACAGGCGATTTGGCTCGAACAATGCAAATTGAAGCCCGCCGCCCAACCAAAAAAGATATTCGTTCTAAGTACATTAACGAAACCGATTCGGTTATTGCGTTGATTACAACTAAAGCGTTTCCCAAGAAATTGAAGAAACAGTTTTACGAACAAAATGCGGCGCTTTATGAAACTGATAAAGCCGCTTACAACAAAAAGTTAAAAGAAGCAAAACGAATAAGCGGGGTTCTATCGGATGCCCGCGCAATTGCACAAGAATTTGGCACGGCTAGAAATGGCGCACAACCGTTTTTACGCCCTGCTTTGGAATCCCAAGCCGACCAAACCGCCAAGCGGCTAGGGGAAATTTTGGCAAGGCGTATAAGTAAATATAGGATAAAAAGTAAATGACAAAACTTAGTTCTGCATTTGGTGAAAAGTACCAAGCAAAAAGAAAAGACCTTTTAACCCGTTCGTTTGTTTTGAATGGGCATACCTTTAAAGTTCGCATCCCGTTGGTTGCCGAATCTGATGCCATTTACAAAAAGGTTTCCGAACCTGATGAAGAAACGGTAGCAAAGGTTTATCAAGAAATCACCGCCCCGCTACGACAGTTTGAAAACAATCAAACCGAAGGATTCCAATTTACCGATGATGATATTTTGGTTGAAGGTCGTTCTATGCGTGAAGCCGCCAAAAATAAAGCCATCACCGAAGCGCGTATTACCGAATTCTTTAAACTGCTAGTTCCTGAAATGGAAGGCGTAAGTTTAGAAGATTTGACTTATGCGGACATTGAAGAAGAATTCCCAATTGCCGTACAAATGCTAATCGTAGAAAAGATTGGCGAAGTGATTAGCCCGACCTATAGGGAAGCGCGGGGAAACTGATAGGCTCGTTGAAAAGCCAATGCCTAGCCGCAATGATTTTCAACGGGCATACCCTAGAAACAATTGAAGAATTAGACGATGTAACCTTGGCAAACATCCAAACGATGTATGCCGATGGGTTAGTTGGAAATTTTGGGATTCTTACGCAATTAGCAACCCTAACCAACGGGGTGTTTAATTACATGAGAACGGCAAATTCACCGCCTTATAAACTAGCCAACATTTTGGGTAGTGCGTATGATTACATATACCCGCCTTTGACCGCAGAACAACAAAAGGCGGCGGTTAATGATAGTCTTTTGGCGTTTATGTCACAGGCAAACGGATTTGATAAAACAAAATTTGGGGTAAAAGATGGCTAATATGATTGCCCGCCTTGGCGTAGCCCTTGGTATAGATGCCGCGGAATTCAATAAAGGTATTGATGCCGCAGGTAAAAAACTTGAACAATTTAGCGAATCCGCCGAAAAGTTTGGCAAGATGGGCGCAACCGCTTTGGTTGCCGCAACCGCCGCGGCGCTTAATTATGCGGATGAATTAGCCGATGTAGCGCAAGCCAATGAAATTGCAATTGGCACGATTGTTAAACTTTCTAATGCGCTTGCAAACAATGGCGGCAAAGCGGATAACGCAGGGAAAATGCTTTCCGCATTTAGCAAATTTATTGATGATGCCGCGGGAGGTTCAGCGGAAGCGCAAAAAACAGCCGAAAAATTAGGCGTTAGTTTTAAAGATTTAGGCAAACTTTCGCAAGAAGAATTGCTTAATAAAGTAGTTTCCAATTTAGCAAAAATTGATGACCCAATTACGCGTAGCGCCAAATCAATGGAGGTTTTTACCAAAGCCGCCAAAGGCGTTGACATGGTTGGTTTTGCCGCCGATATGGAAAAGGCAAACACCGTAACGCAAGAACAAGAAGAAGCAATTAAACAAGCCGCCGAAATATTTGATGTATTGCAACAAAACGCCCGCAATGCAATGTTGGTTATTGCTACGCAAGTTGGACCAACATTAAAAGCGTTTAGCGATTACATGAAAGAACTAAATGGCGAATCAAATGATTTTGGCAATGCTTTCAAAATAGTTTTTCAATCGGTTGCCATTGTTGCCGCCAATGTTCTTTTTGTTGTTAAACAAATTTTTGGTGAAATCTTTGCTATTGGCAATTACATCAACAATTTAATTAACAAAAATTGGGCAACCGCCGAAGCGGAAAACGATGCCTACATTAAGAAAACAATACAAGAACGAAAAGCGTTAGATGATTTTTACGATAGGGTAATGAACCCATCATCGCCCGAAAAATCTACATCGCCTAATAAACCTACTGCAATTGGTAGAAATGTTATTAAACCCCGCGATAAAGATGCGGAAGCCGCGGAACGCGCAAGAATAAAAGCAATAAATGATTTAAACCGCGAAGCACAAAAATACGCTAAAACACTTTTTGATATTGAAGGTCAACAGGTTGCCGCATACACAAGCGAAGCAAAGCGTATTGAAAACGAACAACGCGATTTAGATATTAAAAATGAATTGTTGAGAATTGATGAACGAACAAAAGAATTGCGTTCTGAAGATGCACAACTAATAAAAGATTTATATTTGGCAGAACAAAAACGATTGAGCATTATTGAAGAAATCAACCGTAACAATTTGCTAGATGCTGATGCTAAACAAATATTGATTGATAGAGAAAACGCATTAGCCAACGCCACAGAACGCTATTTACGCGCACAAAACCAAGCCGTTAAAGCCCAACGCGAAGGTTCATTTGGCGAAGGCTTTATGAAAGAAGCAGGTAAGTTTTTCCGTGATATGCCTACCGAACTAGAAAATGGTTCAAAGGCTTTTAGTGCGGTAATGGGCAACATGGAAAGCGCGTTAGATAACTTTGTTCGCACGGGCAAGTTATCGTTTAAGAGTTTGGCTCGTAGCATCATTCAAGATTTGATTGCCATTCAATTAAAGGCATCAGCATCATCTATTTTCAGAACCCTTTTGGGCGGTTTTGGATTTATGAATGGTGCGGGCGGCATGGAAGTAGCGGGAAGTTTGGGTTTTGCTGATGGTGGTGAACCGCCCGTGGGTAGGGTTAGTATTGTTGGTGAACGCGGACCTGAATTGTTTGTGCCGCGTACAGCAGGAACAATTATTCCAAACCATGCTTTAGCGGGCATGGGAGGCACTACGATGGTCACAAACAACTACATTAACGCCATTGATACTAAATCTTTTGAAGAACGCTTATACGGTAGTTCTAACGCGATTTGGGCGGCAAATCAGTACGCTAATAAATCATTGGCGGTTAACAGGGGTCGGGCATGAGTTTCCAAACCATCTTTGAAATACAACAAAGCATGACGGTAAATAACCGCCGTGTGGTTGGTCAACAGGTAGCGCGAAGCGGTTATATCACCGTGGCGCAATATCTAACCGCCGTGCCTTGGGTGTTTACTATTCAACCCCATGCGTACCTTTACTATCCGCAAGTTAGAAATGTAATCCAAACCATTGATAACAGGGACAGGCAATTACCTGAAACAATTACCTTTACAAGTTCTAACCTATCTTGGTTTACAGAATATCAAGGCAACATTCCAAGCGTAAACTTTTCAAGCGTTGTTCTTGCATCTACCCCTGCCGCCAATACGCAAACCCTTTCTATAACTGTTACTACAGGTACAGGTTATGCGTTTAAGGCGGGCGATTACATAATGGTTAACGGTTACACATACAAAGTAACCGCGGATGTAAGCCGTGCAACAACGCCCGTATCCGTTGGCATCCATCGCCCTTTGATTGGAACGCCTAGTGCAGGAACTAGGGTTTATATTGGTAATGACTGTACTTTTACAGTAGTTGCAGAATCTTGCCCAACATATACACTTAACCCGATGACGGATGGCGCTTTTGTTCAATGGGATGCCCCGTTTGTTTTCCGTGAGTACATAACATGACAACAATCAATGCAGTAACTGGTTCGCAAATTAACCATGCGGAATTTGTACGCCTAACCGTTGGCAACATTGGAACGGTTTACACATTTTGCAATGCCGCCGCACCAATTACGGTTAGTGGGATTACCTTTTCCAATCTTGGCGCATTGCTTAATGTTGGCGATGTTCAGCGCGACATCAAAGCCACTTCTGACGATATGACAATTGCGCTAACGGGTATTGACCCCGCAAACATTGGCATCATCTTAGGCAATGAAATTAAAGGTTCATTGGTAGAAGTATGGCGCGGCTTTTTTGATTCAAACAATCAAATCATTACTACGCCTACAACACAATTTTTCAAACGCTATCAAGGCATCATTAACAGCGTTTCAATTACCGAAGATTTCAACATTGAAGCGCGTACACGGATTGCAACTTGTTCTATTTCTTGTTCATCGATGCGCCGCATTTTGGAAAACAGATTGTCGGGCGTTAAAACCAATCAAAGCAATTGGCAATTTATTTATCCTAACGACACATCAATGAATCGCGTTAGTGAAATTTCAAATACATATTTTGATTTTGGTGCGCCACCACAAAGGCAAACACAATCAAGCGAAACAACTGTAACAACAACAAGTTCATCAGTAGAAACTAATTTTTAAAATGATAAGACTTGCGACAAGATATGACATTCCTAGATTGTTAGAAATAGTGGAGGCATACGCCTATGAAAACCCAATTAAAAAACTTGGTGAACCGTGTAATCACTTTCCCCGTTATGTTGAAGAACTATTGTTTGGAATCATTCAAGGGCGTGGGTTCATCTATGTGGATTCGCATTTGCGCGGCGCGATTGTGGCTTGCAAAACTTCTAACATTTGGTCGCCAAAAGTAAAAGAGTTAAACGAATTATTGTGGTGGGTAGAACCTGAATACAGAAATGGAACTGTTGGTGGTAGGCTTTGGAAAGCATTTGATGAACGCGCAAACGCTATGCTAAAAGCGGGTGATGTAGATTTTGTTTGCACATCTATTTCTGCTAACGGTCCATTGATTGATTACACGCGCCGCGGCTACAAGGCTTTGGGTGCAACTTTTGTTAGGGAATAAAAATGGTTGGTTCATTAGTTGCGGCTTCAATATTTGGTTTAACCGCAGGGACTTTTGCTTATGCCGCAACAGTTTTTGTTGTTAACTTTGCGCTTTCTTCAATTGTTACTAGAACATTTGCGGACAATCCCGAAAAACAACAAGACATGGGCGTAAGGCAACAAGTACCGCCAAGCGCAGTTAACGCCATTCCTATTGTTTATGGTGATGCCTACATGGGCGGAACTTTTGTTGATGCGGTATTAACTACCGACCAAAAGACGATGTACTATGTTTTGGCTATTTCAAGCATTAGCCCTAACGGTCAATTTACATACGATACAAGCAATATGTATTTTGGCGATAGAAAAATTACATTTGATTCAACAGATTTAACCAAGGTTGTTAGCCTTACCGATGAAGCAGGGAATGTAAACACAAAGATTAGCGGCAACCTTTACATCAATCTTTACAAATCAACTGACGCAGGTGTAATTACATCGGCTAATGGTGCATCAGCGCCAAGCGTTGTTATGGGCGGTAGCGATATTGATTCTGCCCAAAGATGGCCTAGCACAAACCGCCAAATGAATGGTTTAGGTTTTGCCATTGTTAAATTGATTTACAACCGTGATGCCGATACTACGCAACTTCAACCAATTACATTTCATGTAGCACATACGCTTAACGGTACTGGTGTAGCAAAAGCAGGTGATGTTTGGTATGACTACATCACAAACCCCGTTTACGGTGGTGCGGTTGATTCGTCATTTGTAAATAGTTCAAGCGTAACGACACTAAACACATACGGCGATGAACTAATTACTTTTACCGATTCAAGCGGCAATCCATCTACACAAGCGCGTTACCGAATCAATGGCGTATTGGATGCAGGGCAATCGGTTCTTTCTAACATTGACAGGATTGTTTCCGCTTGCGATTCTTGGATGACATATAACGCGGCATTAGGTCAATGGTCTATTGTTGTTAACAAACCCGAAAGCACCGCATACGCTTTTGATGACAATAATATTGTTGGTGACATTCGCGTTAGTGCAACAGACATTACAAGTTCAATTAACCAAGTTGAAGCGCGATTCCCGTTTAAAAACAATCGCGACCAAGCCGCGTTTATCAATATTGAAACGCCTAGCAATTTACTTTATCCAAATGAACCCGTTAACAAGTATTCAATTACTTATGACATGGTTAACGATTCGGTGCAAGCGCATTACCTTGCAAACCGTTTGCTTGAACAAGCCCGCGAAGATTTAATTGTTGGCTTTAATACAACCTACTACGGCATCCAAGTTAACGCGGGCGATGTTGTTAGTGTTACCAATTCTGATTACGGTTGGAACGCTAAACTTTTCCGTGTAATGAAAGTTAACGAAGCATCATTGCCCGATGGCAATTTGGGTGCGCGTTTAGAACTTAGCGAATACAACGCGGCGGTTTACGATAACGCTGATATTACGCAATTTTCACCCGTGCCTAATAGTAACTTGCCTAGCGTAAATTACTTTAGCCCTCTTTCTGCGCCAACAATTACTTCTAGCAATCCATCAAGTGCAATTCCAAACTTCAATGTTCAAATTTCTATTCCCGCGGTTGGTCGCGTAACCATTGGTGAACTGTATTACACAACTTCAGCAACGCCTACGGCTAACGATTGGTTCTTGTTAACTACGGCGGGGCGCATCGATGGCGAACCCGTTACGCCTAGCACTTATTACACATTTGCAAATCAAGTATTGCCAACAGGCGCAAGCCCAACGGCTACTTATTATTTTTCTTACATCGTAGGAAATGATATTGCGCGTTCAACAAAAAGCCCAACAAGCGCGGCGTTTACTTGGACACCAACAGCAAATGCAGGACCTACAGGCCCTACTGGTTCAGGCGGGGTAACAGGTCCAACAGGTGATAGCGGCGTTCAAACCGCCCGTCCCGTTGTTTATCAATGGGCATTAAGTACGCCAAGCATTTCGGGTTCAACTACCTACACTTGGTCAACTGGTGGTTATACAGCGCCTAGCGGTTGGTCAACAACAATTACTGCCGCCCCAAGCCAAGGATTTATTTTGTACACGGCAACCGTTCCTATTACAGCGGCGGCGGGTACAGCAACAACAACAATCAATTGGACAACTGCAAGCATTGTTACCGCGGGTTATGCGGGAACTAATGGTGCTACAGGTCCTACTGGTGGCGCGGGCGCTACAGGCCCTGCGGGAAGCAACGGCGCATCGGCTCGCGTAATGTATGCGCGTATTGCCAACAATCCCGTTTCGGTTGCAGGAACTGTTAGCGTAACTGGCGATAACCGCCCAACAGGTTCGCAAGCAAGCGCGGTTTGGGGTGCGGCGTTTAATGTGAGTTGGTACGCAAGTGACCCCGACCCATCTAGCAATAGTTCACTTTACCAATCTGAAGGTATTTATAACGGCACAAACACCGTTTGGACTGCGCCTTATATTAGTAGCCTAAAGGTTGGGCAACTATCAGCGGTAGCCGTTAACACGGGTTCTTTGACTGTTGACGGAACGCTAACAATTGGTTCTGCGGGTCAAATCATGGGCGGTCAAACTGCCTACGCTACAGGAACTGGTTTTTTCTTAGGTTATTCAAGCACAACCTATAAATTTAGTATTGGTTCTAGCACCCAATCTTTGCAATGGGATGGTTCTAACTTAACCGTTACCGGAAACTTTTATGGTAATGGTGCGGCGGAATTTACGGGCCAAAATGCCGTTGGTTTACTTACAACGGCATTGAAAGTAAATGTAGGAAGCGCGGCAAACTTTGGCGTTTATGCTTTGGGTGACGGTGCGGGCGGGCGTGGTGTTGTTGGTGGTTCAAGTGGTTCAGGTGGCGCAGGTGTGTCGGGTAATGCTACTGCAACTGGCGCAAGGGCGGGTGTACTTGCCTTGGCATCAGGCGGTGCTACTGTTGCGCTTGAAGTCAGCGGAGGCACAATTTACAATGCTAATACTTCATTGGTTAACAATCTAAATGTTCAATATTTGAATGGCAAAGAATCTAGTGCTTTTGTTGAAATTGCAAGTGGAACAACAAACGGCAAATATATTTACTATGTTAATAACACAGGCGCACCAACTGACCCCGTAAATCGTGCGGCTTGGATTTTAGTGTCAACAAATGATGGCGGTACGGTGTATTTGCCCGGATATGTATAAGGAAAATTATGCGAACTGTTAATGGACAAAACGAAGAAATCCAATCTTATGACCACAACATTGGTTACTATGTTCGGGTTTTGGTTGGTACTGGCAACATGGTTAATGGGACTTTTGTTTTTACTTTTCCACAGCAATTTCAGACTTACATCATTGCTGATGCCCCCGCCAATATTCAATCAATGACAAATATTGTTCTAAGCCCTGCAATCACGGATTACAGCGATTTAATTAGTGCAACAGGCGGCGCAATTACAACAGATAGCCTTTGGACAAGCATTGACGCAATTCGCGCTAGGGAATAAAATTTAAACAATACAAGACACCATTAGCCCGCAAGATTCGCGGATGTTCTAACTAAGTTTAGGGAACGGCAAAATGGCCATCTTTAACAAGAATACGCTTGCCCAAGTTTCGGGCTTTGATAATCCTATTCTCGCGGGGGAATTGGTTTATAACCAAAATACTTATTGGAATCTGACATTCACGAATTCCAATACAAACCTGCCAATCGACCTTACGGGTGCAACAATCAATGCACAAATTGTTCGTAGGCAAGTATCAAACATTATTGATACTCGTAACGGCTTAACTTTTGATATTGCCGATTACACCCCTACGCCTACCGCAATTCCCCTAACCGTTACAAACATTGTTGCGGCTTCAGGCACTTGCACATTGGTTATTGATTCTGCAACTTGGGGGCTTATCTCTACCGATGCACAATTAGAAATCAATGCGTCAGATTGCGTTGGCTATTCAGGTCGGGTTAAAGTTTCATTCCCTGCGGTTGGTTCAACCCCTGCTGATGACCAAGTAATTTTTCTGTTGTTCTTAGTGCGTTCTGATGGCATCGTTGTTGTATGACCAAGGGCATTATCGTATCCCCCGCCAATAGGGGCGTTCAGGTTGTTGTAACTGACCAAAACAATGTTGAACTGTTAATCGACAGTAACAAGGGCGTAAACCTTCAAGTAATTCCACAACCCCGAATTGAATTAAGGGTTGATAGGGCGCTTAGTGGTGCTACAGGTCCAACTGGCCCTGCGGGTATTGGCCCAACAGGTCCAACGGGCGCTACAGGCCCAACGGGGGCAGATAGTACCGTTGCAGGTCCAACAGGCGCTACGGGTTCTACAGGGCCAACAGGCCCTACTGGTGCGCCATCTACGGAAGTAGGCCCAACGGGTGCTACTGGACCAACAGGCGCACAAGGTTCACAAGGCATTGCAGGACCTACTGGCCCACAAGGGGTTCAGGGCATACAAGGCGTTCAAGGCATACAAGGCGTAGAAGGACCGACAGGTCCGCAGGGCGCTAACGGTAATGATGGTCCAACAGGTCCTACGGGCGCTAGTGGCGCTAACGGAACTACAGGTCCAACAGGTGATACAGGACCTACAGGCGCACAAGGCGTTCAAGGTAACGCAGGGCCAACTGGCCCACAAGGTTTGCAAGGTATTCAAGGTGTAGCAGGACCGACAGGTCCAACAGGCACACAAGGCGCACAAGGTAATGTCGGACCTACAGGGGCTACAGGACCTACGGGCGCAGATAGCACGGTTGCAGGTCCAACTGGTGCAACAGGTCCTACGGGGGCGCAGGGAAGCCAAGGTATTGCAGGGCCTACAGGTCCGCAAGGTATTCAGGGCGACCAAGGTATTCAAGGTATCCAAGGCAATACAGGCCCAACTGGACCGCAAGGCATCCAAGGTATTCAGGGCGCTACAGGACCTACGGGTTCAACTGGCCCAACGGGAACTGCGGGTGCTAATGGCCCAACAGGTCCAACAGGTGCTGATTCAACGGTAGCAGGGCCAACAGGTCCTACAGGTGCGGCGGGCGCTGATGGTCAATCGTCATCTTATTATCAATATCAAGCCGACACAAATCAAACTTCAGGTACACCGACATCGGGCCATGTGTACTGGAATAACGCTACACAAATATCAGCAACCGACCTTGTTTTCAGTCATTTAACAAGCAACGGCATTGATGTTGATTTGTTCTTGTCATTTTTGAAAACTGGTGACAGTATTGTTTTGCAAGATGCAAGCAATTCAAATAACTACCAAAAATGGGTTTTATCTGCTAACCCAACAACAATACCAAACACATCAGTAACTTGCCCCGTTACCTTAACAACTTCTAGCGGCACAGGTACAACTGGTTTTGCAAACAATCACAATCTAATTGTTGTATTGCAATCGGTTGGCGTGGTTGGCCCAACAGGTCCTACTGGCCCTACTGGTGCTGATTCAACTGTTGCAGGTCCTACTGGCGCAACTGGACCTACAGGTCCTACGGGAACACAAGGTGAGGTCGGTCCAACTGGCCCTACTGGTTTGCAAGGTGCAACAGGCCCAACAGGTTCGCAAGGTATCCAAGGCGATATTGGGCCAACAGGTCCGCAAGGCATCCAAGGCGACCAAGGCGTTCAGGGTATTCAAGGCCCAACAGGTCCAACGGGCGCACAAGGCATACAGGGCGTAACAGGTCCAACGGGCGCTGATTCCACCGTTGCAGGTCCTACAGGGCCACAAGGCAATGTCGGACCTACAGGACCAACTGGCGCACAGGGAACGCAAGGGGATGTAGGACCGACAGGCCCACAGGGTATTCAAGGTGTGCAAGGCGATGTAGGCCCAACAGGTCCGCAAGGCGATACAGGCGCACAAGGTGTTGCAGGTCCAACTGGACCTACGGGTAGCACAGGCGCAACTGGCGCACAAGGCCCGACAGGACCTACTGGTTCACAAGGTATTCAAGGTGATGTTGGCCCAACTGGACCACAGGGCGTTCAAGGTATTCAGGGCGTTCAGGGTGTTGCAGGACCAACTGGCCCAACAGGTGCTGATGGCACATCAATTACAGGCCCTACAGGACCAACAGGCGCGGCTAGTACCGTTGCTGGCCCTACTGGTAGCAACGGACCAACTGGACCAACTGGTCCTGCTGGTGGTGGTTCTAGCGGCCCAATCATTCAGAACTTAGACCAAGTAACATCTAATCAAACTGTTGCAAGCGGTTCTAATGGTTTTTCTGTTGGACCAATGACAATTGCAAGCGGTTATACAGTGACTGTTGCAAGCGGTCAGCGTTGGGTCATCATTTAAGGAAAAGACATGAGTACTATTCGTGCGGGTACAACATCGACAACAGCGTTGGTGTCAACTGGCGACACAACAGGAAATATCACGCTTACTGCTGATAGCGGAATTATTACTGCTAATGCTACTGGTGCGTTGACTGTGCCATCAGGAACAACTGCACAACGCCCTGCAAGCCCTGTTAACGGAATGACAAGGTACAACACAACACTTGGTGCTAATGAAATATATCAAGGCGGTGGTTGGAATACTTATTCTTTGATTTATTCTGTTGATTATTTGATTGTTGCTGGCGGTGGTGGCGGTGGTGCAAATAACGGAGGCGGTGGCGGTGCTGGTGGGTTATTAACAGGCTCTACAAATGTTAATTCTTCAACAAGTTATGTTGTAACTGTTGGAGGTGGTGGTGCTGGTTCTACTGGAACGATGAATCCAAACGCTGGTGGCTCTAATGGCGGAAATTCTTCTGCTTTATCAATTACGACTATTGGTGGTGGTGGTGCTGGCGGTCAAGGTGGTCAATCTGCTCAATCAGGCGGTTCAGGTGGCGGTGCTGGAAATGCCAACGGCTCTGTTGCGGGTTCAGGAACATCGGGTCAAGGTTTTGCTGGTGGTTCAGGTTTAAACAGCACAAGTTTTCCCGGTGGTGGTGGCGGTGGCGCATCAGCAGTTGGTGGCAATTATGTTAATAGTTCAACTGCGGGTACAGGCGGTGCTGGCACTTCATCATCTATTAGTGGGTCAGCGGTAACTTACGCTGGTGGTGGTGGTGGCGCAGTATTAAATGGCTATACAGCGGGTTCGGGTGGTGCGGGTGGCGGTGGTGCGGGTTGTGTTGGTGTTGCTGGTACTGCTGGAACTGCACA